GGTAGAATCTATTGCACACGCTTCAGATCAACAGTTACAGCGCATGGGAATGATTGCAGGAATGTCCCCTTATGCGTTCCGTGACAAGGCAAAGGCATTTTTAAATCTAGCAACTACTTCAGCAGAAACAGACAAGCGTGAGCATGAAATTAACGCTTTGAAAGAAGAAAACGAGAAAATCAGGGCTGAATCAGACCAAAAATTAGCCAAACAACAAGCGCAGATTGACGCACTTATGGCTATGATGGCTGAAAAAAAGCCAAAAACTCGTAAATCTAAAGAAGAAGTGGTAACAGAATAAAAGAAGGGGAACTTTCCCCTTTTTTTGTTTATAATCAGAACAAATACCCAACTACTTGGGGAAAACCAAGTAAAGGATATAAATATGTCATCCACGATGTTAGAACTTGTACAACAAGTAACCAGCGAACTTAATTTAGCTATACCTACCTATGTGCAGGGTAACACCAGCCAAGATGTGCAACAGATTCTTGCGTTGATGAACCGTGCTGGGTATGACCTGATTAAAGAGCATAATTGGCAAGCATTGGAGTTGGAATATCGGTTTTACACCACAGCAATCACCACAACTTGTGACACCATCAACAACACTTACGACCTATTAAATGTTGCTGATACCACAGGTTTGGATGACACTTACTCTATTGTTGGCACAGCTATTCCCCAAGATACCTATGTCAACACTGTTTTAGGATCAACCGTAACGACTACTCAGTTAGCTTCTGCTACAAGCGTTGGCGGTACTGTAACTTTCAGTAAAACGAAGTATCCCTTACCGCCTGATTATGAAACTGTTACAGATAACACCCATTGGGACAAAACTAAACATTGGCAGATGCTTGGGCCAGTTGATGCACAACAATGGCAATGGCTCAAATCGGGCTATATTTCTACAGGCCCTCGGGTTCGTTGGCGTATTCTTGGCAATGAGTTTCAGATATGGCCACCATACAGCACTTTAGAATACCTAGGATTTGAGTACCGCTCTAAAGGATGGGCTAGAAGTGCCACAAATCAAGTAAAAAACAGTTTTACTGCCGATACTGATACATCTGTATTAGACGATTCAATTATCGTATTGTTGACTAAACTCAAATACTTCCAAATCAAATCGTTTGATACTACTGCATTGCAACAAGACTATAACCGCTATTTAAGCGTTGCCAAGGCTAACGACAAAGGCTCTGCTACATTGTCCTTTGCTCCTAGCCCAAGTGCCGTACTTATCGGTTGGGCAAACATACCTGACACCAACTACGGATCATAATCTAAACATCATGTTGCCACCGAACACCATTTTTAATGCGACTAATAAGGCTTTGTTGTACGCCATATTCTTCTGCTATTACACGCTGAAGTCGCTCATCTTTGCGAATAGCATTAACTTGGTCAAGCGTCAATTTAGCAGTACCACAACGCTCACCACGATTGGTAGTTCCGTGCTTAACTTTATCAGCGTGGTTATTCTTTGGAGTGTCCCATCTAAGATTAGACAAATTATTGTTAAATGGGTTTCCATCGTTATGACAACATTCCATGCCATTTGGTTTTTTGCCAACAAATGCCTCAAGAACCAATTTATGAATACGAACAACCGATTGTTTGTTATTTTTCCAAATATTCAAAAAAGGTCTATTTGTGGTTTTATCTGTGGTAATTTTTTTAAGTTTTCCTGATTTAATAGAGCGAACATTCCCATGATCCGAAACTTCATAAATACCTTCAAAGCCAAGAACATCAAGCCATTTTTCCATTTTAATCCCCTAATGTTAAATATGGGGATATTATAACATGGCGGTTGCTAAAAGACAGACTGCAATGACTACATCGCTTCCATCGCCTATTGGCGGTTGGAATGCTAGAGATTCATTGGCAGAAATGCAGCCATTAGATGCTGTACAGATGAACAACTTTTTCCCTACCCCTACGGATGTAACATTGCGTAAGGGCTATACCAAATCGGCAACTGGCATTGCAGGTAGGGTTCTAAGCCTTATGAACTACTCTAAGCCCGTCAGCTATGAGTTATTTGCGTTTGCCAATACAAAGATATACGAAACAAAAGGAACGCTTACAGAGCGTTTTACTGGTCTTACTACGGCAAAGTGGCAACACATTAACTTAACCAATACTGGCGGTCATTTCTTGACTGCGGTGAGTGGTGTAGATCCTGCCCTAGTCTATGATGGCACAAACTGGTCATTCCAAGCCACAACTACGACTGCTCAAACAATCAGCACCATTACAAGGGGTGGTACAGGTAACCTTACGGCTACTTTAACTACTGCTGCACCGCATGGATTAGTCGATAAAAACAGGGTCACTATTACAGGTGCAACTGAAAACAACTACAACGGAACTTATGTTATTGATGTAACAGGTGCAAGCACTTTTACTTATGTGATGGCAACTGCACCAACGGCAGACGCTACTGTAGTTGGCACATACACCGTATTTGGCTTAACTGGCGTAAATTCGTCAACTTTAGCCAATGTAAACCTGTTCAAAAACCGCTTGTATTACTGCCAAAAAGACACCTTAGACTTTTGGTATGGTGGTGTTGACGAAATTAGTGGTGCATTAAGCCGATTTCCCTTAGGCGGTGTAGCCCGTAATGGCGGTTACCTGCAAGCAATGGGTACATGGACACTTGACGCTGGTTATGGCGTTGATGACTTAGCCGTATTTGTTACCAGCATGGGTGAAGTCATTGTTTACAAGGGTTCAAACCCTAGCGATCCTACTGATTGGGCATTAGTCGGTGTATGGCAGATGGGTCAAACATTTACCCGTAGATGCTTTTATAAATGGGGCGGAGATCTATTATTGTTGACACAAGGCGGTTTATTGCCACTTACAGCAGCATTGCAATCATCACGGCTTGACCCCCGTGTAAACCTAACCGATAAAATATTTTATGCGGTTAGTCAAGCAACCACGCAATACTATGCTTTAGATGGGTGGCAAATTAACCATTTTGCTGCTGAAAATATGCTCATATTGTCAATTCCTACTACTAATGGGATGGAACAGTATGTAATGCACACAATTACAAAATCTTGGTCTAGATTCACAGGAATTGAGGCCTTTTGCTGGGAAGTATCAGGCGATGCGGATATGCACTTTGGCGGTGACGGCTTTGTTGGTGATTTTTACACTACATTTAGCGACAATGGAAGCAACATTGTGGCAACCTGTCAACAGGCTTACAACTACTTTGACACTCGTGGGCAACAAAAACGATTTACTCTTGTCCGCCCAATATTGCAAACGGATAACGGACTTCCGACCGTGCTATGCGGTATATCCACCGACTTTGACACAGTACCTTTAACCAATCAAATAGCGTTTAACCCTTCAATTACCAATACAGGTATTTGGGATATATCCTTGTGGGATGATGCTAACTGGGGTGGCGGTCTTGTAACTACCAAAATTTGGCAGGGAGTTAGTGGGCTTGGCTACGCAGGTTCAGTCAATATTAATGTGGCATCACAAGGAATTGACTTACGTTGGGCTAGTACGGATTATGTAATGGAGAAAGGGTCTATTATTTAATGCTATTGACTGATAAGTCTATTGTTGGCCCTTGGGTGGCTCAAAGATGCAACGCAGTCTTTACCCCTGATAATTCCAGCACTATTGGCTGGGTCAAGGATGGCAGGATAGTAGCAGGTGTTTGGTACGAAGATTACAACCAAGTTTCAGTAACAACGCATATTGCAGTCGAAGAACCATTAACTCGCAGGTATTTAAATGTTATTTTTGACTACCCCTTTGAACAATTAGGGGTTCAGAATATAATAGCCCCAGTAATTAGCGATAATGATTTATCGATTGATTTTGTTAAGAAATTAGGTTTTGAGGAAAAAGCACGATTACTCGATGTTTTTCCTACTGGCGATTTGTTATTTTTTGTAATGACAAAAGATAAGTGTAAATACATAGGAGAAAGATATGGGAAAAGGCGGATCAGCACCCCCACCACCTGATTACAGAGCTGCTGCAAAAGAAACTGCCGCAGGTGACTTAGATGCTGCTCGTGCAGCCGCAGCCGCTAATCGTGTAAATCAAGTTACGCCTTATGGTGCGCTAACTTATTCCCAAAATCCTGATTTAGATCAATTTGGCAATCCTACATTTACAGCGACACAGACGCTATCACCATCGCAACAACGACTGCTTGATTACCAAAATCAAACCAGCGAAGGCCTTGGTGAACTAACTGGTAAAGGCTTGGGTTATGTCGAGAATATGCTTGACAACCCGTTTACAACCCAAAATCTTCCGTCTTTAGGGTTTGATGCAGGGCAATCCTATCAAGATGCTTACATGGCTCGCCTAGACCCACAGATTCAACAAGGGCGTGAGCAAACAGCACAAAGACTTGCAAACCAAGGTATTACCTTAGGTTCAAAAGCATACGAAGAAGCTATGCGTGTACAGGGTCAAAAAGAGAATGATCTGCGTTTAGGTGCTACTACACAAGGCTTTGGTACTGGCTTACAAGCCCGTCAACAAGGATTTAACGAAGCAGCTTATCAGCGTAATGAACCATTAAACACGCTTAATGCTGTCAGAACAGGCGCACAGGTCACAAACCCTAGCTATGTTAGCGTTCCCCAGCAAGCTACTACACGGGGTGCAGATATGCTTGGAGCAGCAACCGCACAAGGTAACTACGACACCGCTTCTGCTAATGCAGCACAAGCAGGTCAATCAGGTATGACAAGCGGTTTAATGAGTTTGGCTGGTACTGCGGCAATGGCGTTCTAATGCAAGACTTCTTTAATCGCCACGAAAAGGTCGCTTTGATGTTTTCAGGCGGTAAAGATTCCCTTGCTTGCTTGCATTTGTTAGAACAGCATTTAGACAAAGTTTTGGTTGTTTGGGTCAATACAGGAGCTAATTTTCCTGAAATTGAAGCGTTAATGGAAAAAGTTAAGGTAGATGTACCAAATTTCCTTGAAATTAAAACAAATCAGCCTGAATCCATTAAATCCAAGGGTTATCCAGTAGATGTAGTTCCCGTAAATTACACCCTACTTGGACAATCAGTAACTAGTATTAAAGACTTTAAAGTGCGTAGCTACTTTGAGTGTTGTTCTGAAAACTTTTGGATTCCTTGCGATGCCGAAATGCGTAGGATTGGCGTTACAGGGATTATCAGGGGTCAACGTAACTCAGAAGCACATCGTGCGCCAATTAAGTCAGGTCATATTGAGAATGGGATCGAATATCACTTGCCGATCGAAAGCTGGACAGATAACGAAGTAATTGATTATCTGCGTAGCAAAGATGTAGTTATTGACGAAAGGCTATCTATGGCTCATTCAAGCCTAGATTGCTGGAACTGTACCGCTTATATGGCTGAAAGTTCTGAACGCTTTAAATACATCAAAAAGAACCACCCTAGCAAGTACGAATCTATTGTCGAAATCGTAAAAAAAATCGATAATGTAATTACAGCAGAATCAAACATATACAAAGGCTTCCTATGAACCCCTATTTATCCCAAGTTGCCCCACAAGCGATGCAACAAGATATGTACGGCCAACCTACGGTTATGGACACTTCAGGTCGTGCAATGTCACAAAATGCCGCCAATCAACAGGGTTCACAGCTTGCATCACAAGCGTTAGGTGT